CCTAACCTTATAGAACTTTGAGAATTGCTTTTTCTTTCGCCTGAATTATTATCTGCATATACTCTATAATTTGTAAAAGCATAATTAGAGGTTTCATAAGAGCTACCACTATCATTAGAAAATTTAATTGCAAATTCGGTCTGTGTTGTTGTTACACAATTAATTAATTGCATGAAATGTGTTTTATATGTTCCAAATTTATCAACAAAATCTATTGTGCTTGAACTTGCAGAAACTTCTGCAATAAATTCAAGTGATCCACCCCAATGCCCATCTTTTGTAAGTTGTAATATTTGGCTAGGGTTATAAAGACCTATGTTTTGTTTTACATTATTTGGTTGCGTACCTAAGTAGGACATAAATTACCCCTTTAGGTCTGTCGTAAGAATGAAACATTGTACTCTGCACTTGATGCCGAGCTACATAACCCCTGTAACTTATCGCCTGTTTCTAAAGTAATTTTTGTAGTAATGTCAATAGTTGTGCCGAATGGTAAAGATACATTGTTTAAAATGTGTCTTAACGATCCACCTGATTTCGTAACACTTAAATCAATAGTTACATCTGCACTTGATCCACTTACATTAGATACAAGAATACCTATAACAGTTTCAGTAGTTGAACTAGGTACAGCATCAATAATATCGCCTGCTGATGTTCCTAAAACACCCTGTACTGAATGTAAAGTATCTGCCATTTATTTATCCTTTCTTAACTTAGAGCCAAAACTAAACCTAAAGACACACCCTCTGGTGCTAGATTTGCAATATCTTGTGCTGTTGTCTTTTTTAAATTGTTACT